TTGCCTGACACCCGCTCCGGGCAAGGAATTCGGGTGGGTGATCGACCACGTGGGCAACGTGGTGCGCATGGCGGCCAAGCATGGCCTGCCCGATACGCCACGGACCTGGACGCTATGGCGAGACGAGACGCGCAAAGCCAATGGCAACCCCGATGCGGTGCCGGTCAGGGTATGCCCGGAATGCCTGCTGACGTATGAAGCCGTCGTGTTTGCCTGCCCACATTGTGGAGCGGCCCACGTCCCGGCGGGGCGGTCATCACCGGATCAGGTGGACGGCGTGCTGTCGGAAATGTCACTCGAACTGCTGGCGACGTTGCGCGCCGGGGCGGCCAAGATACAAGCCGCCGAGCCTGCCATACCTTACGGCGCGTCTGAGATTGTGGCGGCGGGGATCCGGGCGCGGCACAGGCGGAACCAAGCGGCACAAGCGTCCCTGTCCGATGCAATGCAGCGATGGGGCGGCATGCGACTGGCGGCGGGTGACTCGGATGAGGTCATGCAGGCGCGGTTCCTGTATCGGTTTGGGACGGATGTTATGAGCGCACAGGGTCTGGCCGAGCGGGCGGCGCTGGAATTGAGGGACACTATTATGGAGGCGACACAATGAACCGCACAGACATCCTGGACGCAGCGCGACAGGCCGTCACGGTCGATAGGGCCGCCACGCATGGCCAGCTTGAGGACTCTTTCGGGCTGGTGGCGGCATACTGGTCAGCGCACCTCGGAACGCCTGTCAGCCGGTCTGACGTGGCCGTGATGATGATCCAACTCAAGCTGGCCCGGATCAAGACCAGCCCGGAACACGCGGACCATTGGATAGACGTGGCGGGCTATGCGGCCTGCGGTGGTGAGGTGGCCGTAAAATGATGCCCGGCCCAGCATTTACTACAACGATAAATTGCCCTCAGGTCTGCGCGTGGATCCGGCAGTTGATGTTTGACGGGCTGATCCCCTATGGCGTGGTCGATTCCCGATCGATCCTTGATGTGCAGCCCGCCGATCTGGAAGGCTTCACGCAATGCCATTTCTTTTGCGGGATTGCCGGATGGGCCTATGCCTTGAAGCTGGCGGGATGGCCCGCCACGCGCCCGGTCTGGACCGGATCGCCACCTTGTCAGCCGTTCAGTGCGGCGGGAAAATTGGAAGGAAAAGAAGATGCACGACACCTCGGTCCCAAATTTATCAGTCTGGTCAGGGCTTGCCGCCCCCCTGTGTTGTTTGGCGAACAAGTCGCAAGCGCGGCTGTGTTCGGAAAGTCTGCAAAGCGCGTTGGAGGCGAACCTGAGTGGTCCTGGCTCGATGATCTATCAGACCGTCTGGAAGCCGCACACTACGCCGTTGGGGCGTCAGATATACCGGCTGCGGGCGTCGGGGCGCCGCACATCCGACAGCGAACCTTCTTTGGTGCGGTCCGGCTGGCCGACGCCAATGGCCGGGACGCCTGCGCAGAACGGGAACAACGAAGCGGGCAACAACGACTCAAGCCGCAAGACGGTGGCCCTGAGCGGTTGGCCGACGCCAACGAGCCGGGATCACAAGGACGGCAAGGAATGCCCCAACGTCCCGTTGAACGCGCTGCTGGGTCGGGTGGCCTGGCTGACAGCCAACCCCCAAGCGGCACGGATCACGGCGGATGGGACGATGTTGACTGGCTGTTCTGCCGGGATGGAAAGTGGCGGCCAGTTAAATCCAGCGTTCAGCGGGTGGCTGATGGGCTTCCCGGAAGCGTGGTGCCATGCAGCGCTCACAGCCCGCTTGCGCAAAGCACCAAAGAAGCCCGCCGCGTGATGCGCCTGCGCGGGTATGGGAACGCAATCGTGCCGCAAGCCGCAGCGCTGTTTATCAAGGCGTTTTGACACAACCGTCAATAAATGGCAATAGTAACCCGAAGGAGTCTGACCGATGACAAAACGAGTGAGAATGTCGCCGGAAGGTCGGCGCGAGGTGATCATAAAAGCGGCCATTGCCCTGACGCGTGAGGCCGATGGGTGTATGGACTCATGGTCGCGCCAGGACGTGGCCAACAAATGCATGCCGCCGACCAGCCCAGAAACGGTGAAGCATTATTTTTTGATGCCTGACCTGCGGGCGGCCGTGCGGGCGCTGCTGGATATGTAACAGCTAGTCCCGGCTTTCAATTGCGTCTGCGATCCTGTCGAGTGCGCCTGCCACTGACTCCGCCGCTGTCAGAATGGCGATAGACAATCGTTCGGAATCGTAAGAACGGTCAGAGTTGGCAGTTTCCATCTGTTTTGCAATCTGGTCCAAACCGGTTCGCTTTTCGCTGTGTTCGTCTTCGCCTGCGATAAGCAAAATTGCTTGGGCTATGTTTGTTAGGTCGGTCATTGGTGTGGTCCTTTATGACGGGTTGACTTGTCACACATTACTTATCATGGTGTTAAGTCAAAGGCAAGCGCACAAAGGGCATCATGGAAAAGCTAAACGACTATTTGAAGGGCCGCACGGCCCGCGATCTTGCGCGCGATGTTGGCGTGTCCGAGGTCTGCATATCTATGTTGCGCAGCGGCAAGCGAACCCCATCGCTCAGTCTGGCACGGCGCATAAAGCAAGCTACCGCTGGCGCTGTGGACTATGACGCGTGGGGGTTTGTCCAATGACCCCCGATCTGGCACAGGCCGCCGCATTTCTCAAGTTGCTCGATCCTGACGCAACCTCATTCACATTCCAGACGTTTGACGACGACTCGGCCCGGAAAGATCATCGACTGCTAGATGTGTTTCACGGCACGCTTGCGGATCATGCCGACAGTCTGACCGATCTGCAAAGCCGTGGCGCTGGGGTGTTTATAACCATCAACGCAACAGACGGCACGGGCCGCAAAGCTGAGAACATCACACGGGTTCGTGCGCTTTGGCTGGATCTTGACGGCGCACCGATCGAGCCTGTCCGGGAATGGGAAACCCCGCACATCGAAGTCGAAAGTTCGCCGGGCAAATGGCACGCTTACTGGCTCGTCAATGACGTAACGCTTGAACAGTTCACACCGCTACAGGCCGCGCTGATCAAGAAATTCAACGGCGATCCATCCGTTAAAGACTTGCCGCGCGTGATGCGCCTGCCGGGGTTCTGGCACCTGAAGCCCGGAAGCGCGCCGCACATGTCCCGTGTGGTTCACACATCAACCGACGGGGCAGGTGATTTTTATAAGCGCCTGACGGTCGAAGCGCCTGTGATGCCAGCGCCGCGCCGGGAAACACCGACCAGTTTGGCTGAGGTGGAGGAATTGCTCACATATGTCAGCCCCGATCTTGAAGCGGACAGGCCAAGGGGGTGACAAGCACTGGCAGAGTATCATAGCGGCCATTGTGGACGTATCCGGGGGCAGTGACGACGGGTTACAAGTTGCCGATGCGTGGTCAAGCCGCAGCAGGCATTACGACCCCAAAGAATTGCGCAAAAGGTTTGCATCTTTCACGCCCGGAAAAAATGGCGGATCGGGCATGGGGTCGATAGGCTACCAAGCCAAGCAGGCCGGGGCGGACGTTGCAGCCATTGGCGCGCGACACCGCCTGTTGAATATGCCCGGACCGTCACATGTGCCATCTGGAATGATGCCGACCGCGCCTGTGCAGGGGATGCCCAGCGCGCCGCGCGCGGACAGTGCAGTCGACCTGATCTGTGCCAAGATACAAGAAAATCCGCATGAAGCCGTGGAATTGCTGGCCGATGAAGTGGCAAGGCTGTCGCCTACTGATAGAGAAAAGGTGTTCGAAGAATGTAAACTCTACCCCGGTCTGGGCAAAGCCAAGATGCAGGCGGCAGTGAAGCGGGCTGTCACGGTTTTTCTGGCGGCCAAAGGTGCTGTTGCGTTGCAGACGCCGGAGTATGCCGAGTTGAGTTATTACTTCATTGTCCGAAACGAGGACGGGCAGGCGGTGGCGGTGGATGCGAGGGGCGGGATGCAGCCTCAGACCCGCACACAGTTCCGGGATGCCATGGCGCAACTGCCGCCGATCATGATCGAGGATAAGGCCACAGGCAATGCCCGCGCCAAGCTGGCAGCGGATTATTGGTGGGAGCATCCCGACACGCTCAGTTATCACGCAACGGGATATAATCCGCTGGAGGGTGTTGAACTTTATGACGACAAGGCGCGCAAGATCCGCAACGTCTACGAGCCCGGACATGCCGCGCCTGCCGCGCCGGTCGGACCTGAAGCGGTTGAGCCGTTCCTGCACGTTATCCGGTCAAACTTCCCGGACGCATCAGACCAACACACGTTGTTGCAAATTCTGGCGCATCTGGTGCAGCGGCCCGGCGTGATGTTGCGCTGGTCGCCGGTGATGCAGGGCACGCCGGGGTGCGGCAAGGGCACGATTTCCCAAGCCGTCGCATATTGCCACGGGCGCAAGAACGTGGCGCACCCGTCGCCTGATGTGATTGCCACAGACTTCAACGGATACATGCACCAAAAGACGCTGATCGTGGTGAATGAGATAGGCGATCACAGTAAGCGCGAATTGTCGGTGCTGTCTGAAAAGATCAAGCCATGGATCACAGATGACGACGCCCACATTCACGGTAAAGGGAAAGGCTCATTCGACACGCAGAACTTCACCAACTGGATATTTACCACCAACCACCTGCATTGCATGCTGGCCACGCCGGGCGAACGCCGATACGCGCATTTCATCTCAGCCCTGCAAACCGAAGATGAAGCCGCGCGGGCGTTCTACCCGTCATGGTGGACCGGCGGCACGGGTGACTGGTGGGGATCCTACTACGATTGGTGGGGTGCGGGCGGGGCCGAGGCGGTGCGGGGCTATCTGGGCCACCTGGCGCTTGATGTGGTGCCGTCCCGCGCGCCTGTCACGTCCAGCACGGCTGAGGCGATGCACGCGGGTGACGGGGCGGCGGCGGGGCTGATCCGGTCGGCTGTGACCGAAGGCGCTGTAGGCTTTAGGGGCGGGTGGGTTTCAATCAACGCGGTACGCGATCTGCTTGAGTCCGAGGATCTTAAAGTGCCAGGCGGCCCTTATCTGGCACGGCAGCTTGAACAGATAGGCTACAGGCACACGATGCGGTGCAACACGTCACCTTCCGAAGCAAACCGCTTTCCCAAGGCAGCGACAAAGACTCGACTGTATCATGTCGAGGACCTGGCAGGCAGAGGTCCCGCAGACACCATGGCGCTGTATGACGCAGCGCAACGATTGGGTGACAGCGGCCCGATCCGGCCAACAGTGGTTAAAATGCCCGGTCTGTAAATTACCGTTAAATTAACGCCCCGTCCCATTAAATTGTGGCGGGGCTTTTTTGTGCCTGATGGACATATAGTCTGGTCCGGTGGACACATAACCTGTCCACCTTTAAGCGTTTGATTTGTTTAGTTTTTTATGCTGCCGGACCGATTGGACTGATAGTTAGAGGTGTTTCGTAGGTGTAAAAAATGTGAGGTTCTATAATTATAGTATTTATTATGGGTGCTTTCTCACTCACCATAGGCTCAGTGCTAGGTTGCGGTCCAATCGGTCCGCGCTTCAGGATTATTTAATAAAACCAAAGGTTTAACAGGTGGACAGATGGTTTTGGTATCTGCCCAACACAAACCGCTTGCATCTGGCGGCAATAGGCGGCAATATCACCCAAACGCAACCGGAGGAACACCATGCATATGCCCCGCAACGG